TGACGACCAAAAGAACCGCGCCATCATCAGCGCAACCCGCTGGATCGACGTACTTAACTTTTACGGTGACCGTTGCGACAATGGCCAAGCACTGAGCTGGCCGCGCAACAACTACCACGTTGACCGGGTAGAACTTACATGTTCCACCATCCCAGCGGACATCAAATACGCCACCTACGAGCTGGCGCGTGCGTTAGCAAACGACACCGAAGCGGTCACGGGTAACACGGGAACCGAAGGTTTGTATGAAGAAGTCGAGCTAGGTGAACTAAAGGTGAAGTACAACACAGATAGCCAGGCAACTGGATCTGTGAACAACATTTTTGATGTCTACCCTTGGTTGCAGTCCTACCTTGGAGCCTTCACCTTGGGCGGTTCTGGGGGTTATCAAGTGCGCGTTGTTAGAGGATGAAATGTCAAGAATAGACGACACGTTTTCGCCGATTCCAGCCCAAATCTTTAATGACTGGGGCCAGGACATTACGTACATCAAGACCACTACACCCCGCGCCTACGACCCCACCACAGGGGCTGTGACTGGAGCGGACGTCACTGTGACGGTAAAGGGCATCATCAGCCGCCTTACCCCACGGGAATCGGAAGGCTTGTACCAAACCACGGACGTAAAGATCTTGATTGGTACGGCAGAGCTTGGCGATTATTACCCAACAGAAGCGGATCGTGTGCAGTATCCACAGGCAGGCGAAACCCGCGAAGCCAAGATCATCAACATCTTGACCTATCGTGGTGACAACCCGGTGTACCACACCCTGATCGTGAGGCCACAATAATGGCTAAGAACGGTCTATTTAAACTTTTGAAAGAACTGGACCGGGTAGCTGCGACTACGGTATTTAACGGTCCAAAAGCTGCTGCAGAACGCACAGTCCGTGAACTGCAGCAGGAAGGCCCCAGCTGGAGCGGTAAATTTTCAAATTCTTGGCAGATTGAAAGCCCCTTAGGCGGTGTAGGCAGTTCTAAGGGTGATGGTCAAGCTGGCGAACCAAGGTCCATATTTACGCCCGCTGTAACAGGCCCCCAAGTAGTAAAAAGCCTGCTTACAAAGGACAAAGTTGTCTTTACTATTTCAAATTTTGCGGAATACGCAGCAGAGGCAACTGATTTAGTTGAAAGCGCGTTTATCCGACCTCCGGGTGAGCCCTTTCCACAAACCCAGCTGGGCCGGAGCAAATTTCGTGAAGGTGACGGCGGTCGCCAGCAACCTTCCTACCGGGGCTATGTCGGCGGGGGTAACCCAGACAGTGAGTCCAGCGCCACTGCCGATCTTGACTGGTTCGCTAGCTACGTAGAAGGGGGCAAACTGGACCGCGCCGTCAGAATTGAAGTGGACGACTTGTTTAAGGAATTGCGATGAACTACCAAGCGATCCGGGCATCAATGGAAAACCCGTTACTGACGGCGTTTAACAACCTGTCCCCTGCAGTGCCGGTGTACTTCGACAACATCACTGCAGTTCCACCAAACACAACCACCGAGTATGTCCGCATCAACATCACGTTCGGTTTAACCAACGAACCAACACTCACCTCTAGCTTAGATAATGCCCGTGGAGCGTTAGTGATCCGTTTGTTTACAGAAAAGGGGCGTGGTCCGGCCCGCAATCAAGAATTGGTAACAACTGCTGTGAACGTATTAGAGACTATTAACGACACGGCCAAAGCTACTACAGGTGTATTCGTAAAATTGGGTGAAATAAACGGCCCAATTTTTTCAGCTACTGAAGAATCACCACATTTTATGGGCCGCATTGACACCGGCTATGTAGCAACTGTACTGACTTAAATAGGCGCTAACCTGTAATAAGCCGGGCAGTGCCCGCAGAGACCTTTAATTTTTGGCGTACCAATGGCCACCACCGTTCTGTCCGGCACTTCAGGTGCCCTCTACTACAAACCTGCCGGTACTACAGATACGTTTGCCGAAACAGACGTAAATGTAGGTACTGACACGATCACCGTAAAAACCTATCTGAACTTCAAGGTAGGTGACCCAGTGCAATTCAGCGTTGTAAATACTACAACGCACTTGGCTGGCAGTGGAACACTTCCAAGTGGTCTTTCAGCCGCCACAACCTTTTACGTCAGTAGCTACGACGCTGCAACTGGAGCACTTCAGGTTTCCGCAACCGATGGCGGTTCTGCCGTAACGCTGTCAGATGACGGCACAGCTGTATCTCCAAATGCCTTCCAGGTTGCTTATGACTCCTATACGGTCATCGGTCAAGTAAGGGACTGGAATTTCGAGATTACTAGGGCAGAGCTTGACGTTACAAGCATCGGCCAAACCCCTGGCCAGTACGTGCCTTTCCGCACTTACATCTCCGGCTTCGGCGATGGCACGGGAAGCGCAACAATCTACATGACCGATAACGACGCTTCTTTGGGCAATCGCATTATAGATGACGTTCTCCAGCGCAATCAAACAGGTGCAGGTTTTAAGCTTTACACCAACGAGGTGTTCAGCGGTGGCACTGTAAGTAACACCCTTAGTAGCTCGATCGAGTTTGACGCAGTGCTTACTTCTGCAAGCATGAATGTCAACCCTGATGATGCCCAATCAGTGGCTGTAAACTTCAGGCCATCCAGCACGCCAGTGTTTGACCTCAGCGCAACCGCATAACTTAAAACTTATTAAGTAAGAAAACCCCGGCAAAAACCGGGGTTTTTTATTGCGCTACGCTAGATTGACTTTAAGTCAATGTAGTATTTATGGCTGGGACACTTCGCCCAATCGACCGCCTGCGTAAAGCGGCAAACCTGCAGCCAGTAAAACGCGAAGTCGAGATTTCCGATGGCTCAGTATTTGAGATGTGGGTAACGCCTATGACAATGGCGGAACGAGAACGCGCCCAAAAGCAAGCAAAGTCCGACGACGCTGGCGCGTTCGCACTGCAACTACTGCTGTCTAAGGCCCAAGATGAAAACGGTAAGCGTTTGTTTTCAGCTGGTGAAATCGACGTTTTAAAGAACGAGGTGAAGGACAGGGACCTGCAATCTTTAATGCTTGCTGTTCTTCAAGACGATGAAGAGCCAATGGACCCAAAATCCTAGTTGCGGAACTTCGTAAAGACAACTGGCTCATGCTGCAGTTTGGCGTGGCCAAGGAGCTTGGCATGAGCTTGTCTGAAGTCCGCACCACAATGACAGCCGAAGAGCTAATTGGTTGGAGCGCCTATTTCCGGATCCTTAATGAGGACCAAGAAAAACAAATGGAAAAAGCCCGCCGCCGAAGGTAACCTATTCTGGGCCTAGAATAGAAAACGACGTACCAGCTGTGGATCGTGGCATACAGAGCTGAAATTGAGATAGCAGTAAAAGGCGCCAGTCAGCTCTCCAGCTTTCAGGGAAAATTAGATTCGACTGCTCTGGCTGTAGATCAGTTAAACAAGTTTTTAAAGAATTTTAGTGATAATGCTGAGGGTATTTCAAGGTCTGTATCAAACTTAAACCGGCAGTTAGGCAAAGCTGCTCAATCATTTAATGACGTTGCTTTAGGAACTGAAGAAGCAACAGTAGCAGCAGTTGATTACCTTACAGCAACCCGAAATTTAAACGCGGGTTTACGAGAACGTGCCCAGTTGCTTGCTGAGGTAGCAGAAAATGAGAGAAAAGCTAGGCTAGCTTCTGCGGGGATAAGGGAAAGGACTCAGTTCCCAGGCCCTATAGGCCCAGGTGCAGCTTCTAGCACAGCTTTATTTTCTCCCCTACCAGCTAGATCAGCACGTACCACCCAGTACCCAGGCCCTATAGGGCCAGGTGCAGTTTCTAGCACAGCTTTATTTTCTCCCCTACCAGCTAGATCAGCACGTACCACCCAGTACCCAAGTCCTATATTTCCGGGTGCAGTTTCTAGCACAGCTTTATTTTCTCCCCTACCAGCTAGATCAGCACGTACCACCCAGTACCTAAGTCCTATATTTCCGGGCGCAGCTTCTACCTTTGGGACAGATCAATCTTTAGTGGGCCAAAGCTCCGCAGTAGGGGGCCGTGTTGCAAGGCTCAGGGCCGTACAAGAAGATGACATAAAACTTCAGGAGGCGTTGCTTGCTTTAAATAGGAAAACCGCACAAGAAAAAAACAAGCAGGTAGACGCTCAGGAAGCACTGGTTCGTGGCGCTAACGAAGTAAAAGCTTTAGCCGCAGAGGCACGCGGTGAAACAATCAGTTCAAACATTACGGGCAAAAAATCTACGCGCCGCGCAGAGGAACTTGCAGACAAGCGTTTTGAAAAACAAAACCGCACCAGACGCGCAGAAGATATTGCAAAGGAAGCTGCACTAAAAAGCAAAGCCAACCAAGAAGAATTCGCGGCACTAAAAAAATACCAAGACGAACTGTTTAACATTGAAAGAAGTTTCATCAGAAAGTTACGCAATGAAAAAATAGACGCTGTTTTAGAGGCCGCAAAAATAGAAGGCGAAAAGCAAGATGAGTTGCTCCAACGCATTAAGCGAAACAACAAAGAAGGTTTAGATGATTTTGACAGGCGTTTAAAGGCTTCAGGCGATAGACGCAAAGCAAGGAGCCAAGCTTTAACGCTTACAGGCCAGAGCAGCCCGGTTGGTGGTGCGGAAAACATCCTAGGCAGTCCCGCAGCTAAAAAAGCCGCAGCTCAAGCTAAAAAAAGAAAAGACATGCAAAGCAACGCCATTATTGGCGGTGCATTTCCCTTATTATTTGGTCAAGGAATTGGAGCTGCCGCAGGTGGTGCTGCTGGTGGCGCGTTAGGCGGAGCTTTAGGGGGGCAATTTGGTTTCGGTCTTTCCCTTGTTGGTACGGCACTAGGTAGTGCTTTTGATACTTTAGTAGCTAAGGCAGCGTCAATAGGTAATTTGATAGGAATAGCAGCATCTAACATGGATGCTCTACGTGATTCAGGTATTAGTGTTACCGCTGAGTTAGACGCCCAGGTACGCGCTTTAAACCGCTACAACGATGCTGAGGGCGCACAAAGAAGAATAAACGAAACGCTATTTACACAGACCGGTGATATAGATGGACAAGCAGTTAAACTAGCCGCTGGCTCGACTAACGAGTTACAGAAGGCTTGGCAAGGTGTTTCAGCGGCAGCGGCAGCTGCATTTAGCATTATTGCTGCACCGTTTATTCAAGCAGTAACAGCTCTTTTGCGCGGTGTTCAAGCTATTCTCTTTGCGTTTAATGCCATAGTAACAGCCGTCACCGCCATAGTTCGGTTGATACCGGGGCTAAAGGAACTTGGTGATTTTCTTTTTCAACAGAGTATTAAAGGCACAGCGGAATACGAAAAAAGGCGAAGTGCTTTAGTAAAAGAATCTGAAGCACTGTTTCGGACACTAAAAGAGCAGGAAAAATATAATAGTGCTTTAGAAAAATCTAATAAGTTTAGGTCCAATGATTTAAAAGTAACGAAGCAACTTATTGATCTTGAGGCACAAAAAAGAGCGTCTGTTGAGGCTGTGCTGAACAAGCAAGAAGAACTAGGCGGTGGAAGAACCCCAGAAGAAACAGCACGCATCGAACAGCAAATTAGCCTAGTGAGATCTATAGAAATTGAAAAACAAAGAAAGACACGGCTACAAATCGAAAACAGTATTTTAACTGCACAAGAAGCTAATGTAAAGAAAATTAACGAATTAAACGCAAGCACCGCCAAAACATACCGCGATATGCGTATTCAGTTTGAACGTCAAGTTGAAGACGCTCAAATTAAATCAGTTAGAGCAGTACAAGATATTCAGTTAAAAGGTGCTAGAGCATTACTTAGCTTTAGAGAACAAGAGCTTAGGCTTGTACAAAGCGGAAGAAGCGCACAACTTGAAAGATCTGCAGCTTTAGGGCAGCTGCAAACTGGCCTAGACCCCACTTCGGGCGACGGTCTCGCCGCTGAAGTTACACTAGCAGTAGAAAGATACAAAAACGGAATCAGGGAAGCCGATGAAAATAAAAAGCTAACAGAAGAAAAAATTCAGTTAGAAACTTTTGAAGCCCAATTAAAGCTGGAACGGTTTAAGCAAGACAGTGCGCGTAGTATTGCCAGACTGAACGAAGACAGCACACGTAAAATTGCTGACATAAATGACCGCTTGGCAAAAC